CAATGAAATGTCCATTGTTTTTTTGTTTTTAAGGTTTAAAATTTGTTTTTAAAGTTGAGGTTTATATCGCGATATTCCTATATCTAAATATAACTTTTTCATCTTTTATTACTATAAATATACAACTATTTTTCCACTTTTCCAAATTTATTTTTGGAGGTTTTCTACCTTGCGATTTAGATAAAATATAGCTTTTTTTAAGTCTTCCAGTTCTTTTTTGGGGTCTTTTTTACCTGCTCTTGCCACATATTTAACGACATTGAACAAATATGCATCTTTATCCAATCCCCATGCTTCGCATACTTTAATTACTTCGTATGGATTGTCTACTCCCCCATAATGTTGAGGGCCGTTAACCATTTCTGCTGCCATTATATTAAATCTTTTATACTACTATTTAAATTTGAAGGTCCTTCAATTCTTTGTAAAATTACAATTGAGCCAACATTTCCTCTAATATTACTATATGAATAAAATCTATATTCATCATGATTTTTTAAAAATTCAAAAACTGCTAATTGCATATCTTTTAACATATAAAAATCATCAACCATTATAAATTTTGGTTTCATTTGAGCGGTGATTTTCATTTCATTATAAAGGTACTCAAATGTATGTGTACTATCTAGCCAAATTAAATCCCATTCAATATTAGCCTGTTTACATTCGTTCAAATGTTCTAAACTATGTATATTTCTATAAATAACTTTATTATCATCATAATAATCATTTATAAATCCAACACATCTTGCAGAGTGGTTATCTTGATGGTTATCACAAGTGTATAATCTAAAATCATCTAAACTTTCATAACAAGTATAACTAAATGAACCATAGTTTGTTCCTGTTTCTAAAATGTTATATGGTTTAACTTCCATCAAAAATTCTCTAATAAAAACATTACCTCTTTTTGAATTTTCTAAATCACCTTCGGTATATCCATCTATACTACCAGCGTTACCACCCCATCCCATCCTATTATTAAGTGATTCGTTTATTAAAAAATCATAAACAGGTCCTTGAAATATATTTTTCATATTATTTATTTTTTCCATATTTGATACCATTTTTTCTTTTTAACATCTGGTTTAGCAAATGGTTGGGTATTATCCCATACATTCACTATGCCACCATATCTAACCATCATCATTTGACAAAATAGCTGATGATATTCGGGTGGTATTTTATCAAAGTCAGCTTTAATTGATATATCCAAATTTACACTTTTGCCATCTTCAACCAATAATTTTAGTTGGTCTCTCATTTCAATAATCGTACTAGATTTCATTGTTAGATAACTTGTATCCCCAATGTAATATTCTCCTTCTTTTTGTTTTGGTGCCATAACTTATTTTTTATTATTCCAATACATTTCTCTAACTTTTGCTCCTAATTCGGAATCATTAGGTGTATCTAATATTGTTCTACCTTCTATTGTTATTAAATTTCTATTTTCTCCTATATAACATTCTCTACATAATTGACCAGCTCCCTCTACATACCCATATCTAAAATCAATATGAGTAGTTTTTAATGTAGTAGTTTCTCCACCACACATAACACAGGTTTCATAAAGGTTATTTGTTTTTTCTTTTCCTACTGATGTAACTAATCCATTTTCATCAATTGTAAGTGGTACATGGTGCTCTCCCATAATTTATTCTTTTATTGTTTCTAATTTATTTTTTAATTTTAAGACTAATGCGCAAGTTTCATACTCTTCAAAATCAATTAGTGTTTGTAGATTTTCGTCTAATAAATCGGTAAATTCTCTACTATCAATAGATAATGTAATAACAAGTATCTCTTTAATTATTACTTGTGCAAAATCAACTCTTTTCTTTTTGTATTTAATACCATAATCAATACCTTGAATTATAGCTTTAGATATTTGCATCCTATGTGATTGGAATACATCATTCGGTTCTTCCGCAAATATTTGTATTGGTTCAAATTTTCTTTTTCTTCCCATAAATCAAATATAGGAAAAATAATTTAATTCTCCAAATTTTGAGTATTAAAAGATTTTAATACTTTTGTTGGAATTTTTTTGTAGCCGGTATTGGATGTAGTTAGAATACAATTTCTAAATTCTTCCCAATCAATCATATAAGAATTATCCAACATACCACCTGTTTTTGACTTAACTACTTCATTTAAAGCGTTAATAGTGTATATTGAATTAGATTGTTTCTTTCTATGTACTAAAATAGTTTTCCATTCGGAAGGGATTGCATTAGAACCCTTTTCAACATTAAAAGTAATAAATGCTTCTTCAGGTCTTATTTTACTTTCTAAAATAAAAACATTTGGATTGGTCAGAGTATAGTTTGTTAATATAAAATTAACTGATTTATCTAACTCATCCTTTGTCGTAAATAGGCAAAGTAGTTGTGTGTTCATTATGCTTCATCATCGTTTGTATCATCGCTAGATGATTGTTTTCTTTTTTCTCCTGCAGCTTTTCTTTGTGCTAATTGGTCCGCCTTTCTAGAGTTTGCTCCGGATGTATCACCATTCTTTTTATTAGCTTCTGCACATTGTCTTACAAATTCATCATTACATAAAATTTCAAACCCAACAGTCCCTTCAAATCCTTTACCTTTTTGTCTAGCATCAACATATCCAACGGGGATTTGTTTTTTACCACCCGCACTAAATACTAATAATGCATCTCCATTTGAATCTTCAACAACTGTCAAACCTTTATTCAATTCATCATAACTATTAACACCAAATACGGTCTGTAATGTTTTTGTAGTAACATGTACACCATCTATTAACATAAATTCCGTTCCATCCATACAAACTTTTAATGGAAATGCTTCTGCTAATTTTTGCATTACACCTCCTAATAATTCTGGACTATTTGGAATTGCTTTAATTAAAGCATTTCCGGCTTCTTTTGCTATACTATAATGTTGTTCTAATTGTTTATCAACATCATATCCAGCAGCCTTTGCAACTTCTGCAGCTGCAACACATGCCTTACTTACATATTTAGTTCCTGCTTTTTTAGGATTTAATTTTGTTAACCCAGCTGCTACACATTCTTGTGTAACTTCACCATTTGCTTTACCACATTGTTTTACAATTTGATGAGCAGCGGTTGCGAATTTTCTATCAGCTGATGTTTTATACAAACTATTAACTGCGTTTTCTAATTCTTTTGGTTTTAAATCTACCGATGCATAATATCCTAATTTAAGTGCGGATTTAGTTTGTTTATCGTTAAACTCTCTAATAGCAGTTACGGCTCGTTTAACATCATCTGGTGCTTTATTAAATGCTTTATCTCTAATAGCTTTAGATTCTTCCGAAACCATTTGAGCACCTTGCTGCCAGGTTTTAGCTCCAGTTAATTTTAATATAGTATCTCTAGCCGCTAATCTTTCTTCTTTATTTTTATTACCATCCTGTGCTTTACTCCATAATGATTCCAATGCTCTTGTTCTACCTCTCTCACTATCAGTTACATAGTTTAATATAAAATTTTCAACTTCATTTACAGAACCATTAAAGAACATAATATTTTCATCTTTCTTCAATGAACATCTTTGAGCTTGGGCAGGACCGGCAGGTTTACCATTTTTCAAAGGTTGTACTCTTAAAAGAACATCCGTTGAAAATCCTTTTTGTGCATATGGTAATCCCAATGCTTCAATATCTTCTCTCTTATCCCAAGCAGCTCCCTGAAATTGCCATCCACCTTTACCATATTTTTCATCCATAGCCGCATCAAACGATTCACCATGTGATAGGGATGCATCCACCCAACTATCAGTTGCAATTGCAGTATCGGCTGCCAATGCTTTTTTCAAAGCTTTAGGGTCTTTTGATAATTTATTAAATGCCGCGGCACCCATACTTTGTTTTAACAAATCTAATTTAGTTTCTTGAATTTGTTGTTTTATTACATTTGCTAACGCGAATCTTTGACGAGGGTCTCTTAATGACATGAAAGCCATTGCCATAACTTCACCAAATTGTGATTGAATTTGTCCTGCACCACCTTGTTTAATTAACTCTGTTACAGGTGGTTGTTTACCATCTACTTCGGTATTGATACATCTTTCCAAAAACTTAATGTATTCTTCTGGAAAACCCGCATTTGTTAAATCGTTATGTAATGATTTATCAAATATAAATGGCTCGGTTCTTACTCTGGTAGAATGCCCCTCCCCATTTGAACCTCTTTTTGAATAATATTCTTTATCGGAATAACCTTCGGCCATATCTTTTTTAGGATATTTTGGATTAGGATTTCCCATATCTGCACTATCACCACTATTTTGTTTTACATATTCTTGCTCAACTTGTCTTAATACTTTATCATCTAATTTTCCCAAAACTTGAGGAGCTCTTTTTTCAGGCTGTGTAGGTTCTCCACTTCTTTTTTGTGCTCTGCCATCATCTTTTGGTTGATTGTCGTTTCCTGGGAATACTTTAGCTCCACCACCGGTTACACCAAATGCGTTTGGTCCTTGTTGTTTAGGTTTATCTGCTGGTTCTTCTGACGAAAGAGTACCACTAGCTTTTGCAGCCGATAGTTCTTTATCCGTTGGAATATCATGAACTGCAGTATCTACTTTACCAACCGCATATATTGCTCCACTTTGTTTATTTTTTACCCAAGTTTTACCAGTTGGTGGTGCAACTCTTTCTTCTTTTAAGAATGAATAATATACTCTTGCTTTCTGTGCTATTTCATTTGCATCGGAAATACCATTTTCTCTTAAAATTTGTTTTAATGTTGTAACTTGTTCCTCATTTGTTAAATCAATAATACCAGTTTTAACTCGGTATTCTAATTCTTTTAGGATTTCTTGAAAATTTATTGACATCTTTTATCTTTTATTAAAATGAATCACTTACTAATGTATAATCTTTATTTGTTAGAGATTTTTTTGCTTGCTTTAACAAATCATCAACCATCTTATCTCTCTTCTTTGCATCTTCTGGAGAAATACTACCATCCTTATCGTGCTGTTTTTTAATTTGTTGTAACTTACGAACGGCATCTTTGTCATCCATATAGATTGCCAATTCAACTGCCGCAGAAGAATGGTCATTATTATCGGTCATTCTACTTACTTTTTTATTAAAAGCTTCGGCTGGGTTATAATATTCTTTTAAAGGAATAAGGTCTACTAATCTCATACTAACATAATTATATGATATAAATATAAATTTTTAACTTATAACCTTTAAATTGTTATAATTCTCTCCTTCTTCTATTCGTACCGGAAATCCACCCAACTCCATAATGTCGTTTACGGATTTTAAAATCTCATCTCTTTCAATTGGGTGTGTATCAATAAGAAACGCATCATAGGTATACAAAATCATTTTACTCATCTTACTACTCAATACTTCCAATACCTCTCTAATTTTGATGTAATTCACTTCAGTCTCTATTGCTTGTAATAAGTAAGAGAATACTTTTTGTTCGGTTGGAGATTCAATTCTATCAAAGTTAATTTTTCGTTTGTATAAGGGAGTTTCCAAATACCCATTTATAACGAATCTATTATATTGAGATGTTATATATTCCTCAACCTTTTTAAAAAATGGAATCTCTCTCGCCATTTCATCCAAACCACCATATAGATAACGGAATGTCAATAGTTTCGCTTCTTCCGTTGGTAATCCATAATATTGAGCAAGGTGTTGGTGTGCCGAAATATCCGTTGGAAATTTATAGCCAACTAATCCTCCAATTAAACGAACGTGGTATGACTCAAAATCAAATTGTAATAAAGTACCATTTGGATGTCTACTAACAAAACATTCTCTACTACCATCCGATTTGTTAAGAGCAGAGTAGTTCACATTAAGATGTCTGTTAGATGGTCTACCTGTTATTGTATATGGGTTGTATTGTGTGTAAACAATATCATTTTTTTTGATGTATTTCTCGTCAAAGCTAAAACTATCAATAAATTTTTCTCTATCGACTTTTACCCCAGCCCCTTCTAGTTTTCCCAAAGTATTGATTGCGTTTGTATATTTACGATACGATTCATCCGTATTACTGATGTTTGGGATTGTCTTTAAGATTTCATACCACTTCATTAAAGGTACACAATCATTCAACTCTTTAAAGTCGTTTCTATACCCTCTATAAACCCCAGCAACGAACTCATTAAAGATAAATGGTTTACCATACTCTTCAAAATGTGCCCACTCATAATCCAATCCTATTGTGTTTAAATACCTATTACCTAAAACTAATGTATTTGAATGAATTATTTTCGATATATCAAATTCATTTAATTTTTTAGCATCTATATGATTTAAATTTATTATACCATCATCACCATTTACATGCCTAAAATATATAAAGGACAAACGAGTACCAAACGGATGTGCTCTATGTGAGCTCCATACTGGAATAATAAGGTCAATATTTACATTACCCCCTAAAAAAGAAAATAGGGTATGTTTATCTTCTATTAGATTCATACCCTACAATATACTAAAAATATCTGAATTTACAAAATTATTCTTTCCAATGTTTGTCTCTAATTTCATATACATCTATTGGTTGTCTTTTCATATGTTCTCCTTGTCGAAGATATCCACCCTTTAACATATACCCACTTAATATAGAACGTCTAAATGCGTTTCCATTATTTGTATCCGAACCATGTACTAAATGTGAATGTATTAAAAATGCTTGGCCCTTTTTAAGTGTTGCATAAATTTTTGGAAAATTATGCCCTTCTGGCATTTTACTAGCTTTGCCTCTTTCATTTTTCCAATGACCAGGATTTGAATTAACTCTATTTTCATCAACTTCAATATCTAACAAAGGTAAATAATGAGAACCCTCAAACGCCCATAGGCCTCCATTACTTTCATCCGATTCGTCTAACGATATAGAAATATTTGCTATCTTATTCCAACCCGCCTGCGAATAAAATCCATCTTGGTGAGCATCTCTACCTAATTCTCCAGGTGGTTTGAAATATGCCCAAGTTTGTACCCCTTGTATTTCGGAATCCAAAAGTAATTCCATACATTCAATTGCTTTTGGATGTGCCAATATTTTTTCTACTAATTCCGATTCTTTATGAGGATGCATGTAAGGTTCATACTCTCCCCAAGTTTCTTCCGATTGGTTTCTATTAATTCTTAATTTATCCAATTCAGCAATAACATTATCCACTTCAGATTCGGTTAAAATATCAACAATCACGTAACCTTTGTATTTCCAGTCATGCAGCAGTTGTTCTTTTTCTATTTGTGTAAGATGTTTCATATAATTAAATATACAACTTATTTTCAAATTTACAAAAATAAAATATGATTTTTATCAACCTTTATGAAATTGTAAAATGTTTGGTAAATAAAGTCCTATGTTTTTTAATTTAGCAGATGCTATGTTTATGGAAGCCGTGTTTGAATTATATACTCCTATATCTTCTATACTTCCATCATTCTTGTAAACAACTTCTTTTGGTCCTTCAATTCTCCAAAATAATTCAACACCTTTCCAATAAGGATTATGTAAATATGTTTCGTATGTATCTTTTTTTACTTCAAATATATGACCATGATCGTCATTTGATTTTTGAACAAAATATCTTTTGATAATACCATTAGTATAATCAATTTCATTTGGAGTTGGTACAATTGTTTCGGGTATTACAATTGTATGTATTATTTTTTCTTTTATTAAATCATTATATGCCATAAAAATTATTTTATATCCAATACTCTCCATCTAGCATCTAGAGTAGTATACCAACCATCTGGATTAATTGCATGTTTCACATTTTCAATTTGAAATGCACCAATTATATTATGTATTTCAGGAACACCATCACATAAAAAAAACTCACCACAACTTATACCACTTATACCATCTATAACTAAACTAATTTCTATTGGAGTTAATAAACTTTTATTTTTTTCATAAAAGGCTTTACTAACAATATTACCTATAAATTTTTCATCAGTAAAAATTAAAACTTTTTCAGTTCCACCAAGCTTAAATTTTTTAGAGTTGGCATTTATAGTTAATGAAACATCCTGTGGAGCTTGGCTGTTTGTCCCTTTTTGTAATCCTTTTGCAGCATCTTGTGCCGCTTTTTTCATAGTTTTTTCAACCGCTTTTACATCAACATAATTTAAACTATAAAATCCGTCTGCATTTTGAGTTGTATAAAAATCAACACTCTCATATGCATTTTTTGGAATACCTAATAAAGAATCGTCTACCGAGCCTGATTGTGCGCTTTTAACTTGTGCTATATGTGCATATGCATTAAATAATGTTCTACCTGCAATTGCATCACTCATATTAAATTCATATGTAAATTCCTTAACAATTGATTGGACAGTTGTAGGTTTAAATCTATATGGGCCGTCTTTATCAGTTTTTATAGCCTGTGATAGTATATTTGTTCCTTGTTTTAATTTACCATCTACAATAAATGATTCCGATTTTCCACCTTCTAATGAACCTATGATAAGCTTCATCATACCAAATGAATTATCGTTTACCATAGCCAATATTGATTCTAAAAAATCTATATTTGTATATGCTCTTTGCCAAATTTCTTTTACTTTTTCATATGATAAAAATACATTTAATGCGTTTCCTAAAATAACATTATCATTTTTTTCATATACTTTTATAAATTTTTCACCAGGGTTTTTTTTATTTGAATCATTATATTTTTCATTTTCAATATATAATTCATCGACTTTTAAATTAAATTGTAATCCATTAATAGTACAATCCGTCTTTTCAATATTACCTTTACTATCTGTTGATAATACAATTGTATTATTTTTTACATTTTTTATAATTTTAGGTAATTGTCCAGGAAATATAATATTTTCATTTGCAGATATCAAATTATTAGAAGAATTTGCCAATATTATTGAACTTTTACCACCACCTTTATTATCGGTATAAAATTGTTGTTTACCTATATCTAAAAATTTGCTATCAACTATTGAAGGTTTTGTTTTAGATATATAGTTTAAAATCTTATCAATTACAAATCCTAATGTAATATATGGTTTTTTTGATAAAGATTCATATGCTTTATTATCGTTTGTAATACCCCAATTAAAAAAATGCTTTTCATCATCTTTTTTTGTAACAATTGTAGATAAATCTGGTAAATTAAAATCAGATTCTATTTGATTTATCCAGGTATCAAACATCATAGGATTAATTGTCGGTCCTTTTGTTTTACTATTAGTTGAAGTTGTAGATTTTGGAATGGCTCTTGAAACCTCATTACCTGCAGTTATTTTAAAACTAACAACATACGTTCCATTATCTTGAATAGAATATGTATAATCTAAAACTTTTCCTGCAATTTGTTCATATGTTCCTCTAGATTCTTCAACTCTTTTGTAATATTTTCTAAGTGATTCAATATCACCAACAGACAAATCTGCAAAATTTGTACAAAATGTATCATATTTTGATTTATCTATAATTACATTTGCTAATGATATATCAGTTTGCGCTCCTATACTTTGCTGATATGTTGAATTGTTACCATATCTTAAATCTACATATTCTTTTCTTATATTTGCGTATAAAGATTGATTATTTCCAAATTCTAATAAAATATTCATTCCAGGTTTCAAATAAAACAATTCAAACATTTCTAGTTGTTTTAATGAAAATAATCTAACATTAATAGTTGCAATTTTTAATGCGTTTCCAACACCATCGGTATCAATTTCTATATTTTCGATTATTGGATTTGGTATTCCTCTATTACTCTCACCACTAACTAATATTTTTTTACCAGTAAAGTCTGTACCAATGTAAGATGGGCCAGTTGTTGCGTATGCATTTTCAGGTGTTTGTACTTCGTTTGTAATTATACACCCCTGATATCCTTTTGATGCATCTGGATTTTTTATAATATCATCAAAAATATCAGCTCTTTCTTTTAGGCTTAATTTTTTATTATCAGTTTGCTGTACTACAAGAGCCGGAGAGGTTAGTATAACCCATGGAGTTTTAAACATAGCACTTTCTACTAGTTTTTCTCTATTTAAAAATATTTCTTTAACCCAACTTTTTAAATCAGATATAAATAATCCCGCCATAACCTATGAATTTATTTTGTCAAAATCACTTAAAATTTTAGATAAGTCTCCAGGTATTCTAATTTGAATTCCAGGAGTCATATTTAAAGATGCTTCATTTAAATTATTAGCAACTGCTATTACCCACCAATACGAAATATCACCATAATATGTTTGAGATAATAAATCTAATCTATCCGATGATTCTGTTATTAAATAAGTGTCAGCATCGGACGGTTTTATTTTTGGGTATATAGTAGATTCCATATACTTTTTTTTAGTATCTTTTTTTTCTAAAACTTTTCTATTTTGATATCTACTTGTCATTTATAAAATATTGATATTAGTTGCCAGTTGCACCATCATTTAATTTCTTTTTTGCTATTGCAGCATCTTCTTCTGCTTTAGCTTTTGCCAGGTTTGCTTTAAAGTCTTGCCAAGTTCTTCCATTAACAAGATTATTTATAAATAATGGATTCTTATTATACGCATCCTTTCCTAACGTATATAAAGTTGTTATAGGAAATACCGCGTTTGTTAATGGATTAGTAGCAACTTTATCTAATGTTGTTAAAGTTGCACTTACTAATTTTCCTAATGATTTTGGATTTTTATTAGATTTTTTACCTGTTGGGGCTTTTGTTACTTTATTGGTGTCAGTAGATGTTTGAGTAGCTACTACCGGTGTTTCTTCTCTTTTGGTTGGTTCTTCTGGAACAAATGTAACAGATGGTCTAGATGGATACTTGTTTTGCATTATAGTACTGGATAGTCCAAAACCCATACCATCTAAATTATAATTATATTTAACTTTACTACCATTTTGTTGTAATTCCGCATGTGGATTTTCTATAACTTTAAAAGTTACCGAAATATCAACATTTGATGGAAATATAGTATTAACTAAAAAATTTCCCCAAAATTTTTTATCCATTCCCTTTGGTGGGGTTGATGAATCTGAAAACTCCATATTAGAATTTGTTGATGGCCAAGTTGCATCATCTGGAATATTTACACTTAAATTTTCTACAAATCCAAATAATTTTTTAGAATAACCATGTATTGTTAATTCTAAAAATTGAGGTCTATAAAATAATTGGTCAGAAGAACCTAAACTGCCAGTTGGTGAGTTTTTATATTTTGCAATTGATATATCTGAAGAAGGGAAACATAATTGTTTTAAATATTCAATTTGTTGTTTTATTCTCCATATTTGACCTTGGTCATGCCAATATAATTTTATATTAAATTGCAAAGTTCTTTCTACTCCATTGTATTTATATGAATTAAATGGTGAACCAATATATTTGTATGTTTCCCAATTGGGTTGAACATCTTCATTTAATCCTGATATTGTACCAGGTACAAACATTGGTTCAAATCCTAATGGATGAAATTTAACCCAAGGAATCAATGATTCTTCTGGAACTATACCTTTTGGAAATACTCCCGCGATTAAATAATCTATCATTCTATCACTATGATGCTTATATTCTTCCGGGTCTCTTTCTTTTAAAGTTTTAATTGCACCATTTGAAGCACGAACACCATTAAACGCCATTGCATCCGCTTTCTTTAAATAATATTCTTTAAATTTAAAAAATGTTTTTGGGCCTTCTTCTCCATTATTCGTTCCCTTTTTACCACCGATTCTTCCATCCAAATTTAAATCAAACGATGCTGGGTGATACGAGGATTCAATGTATGTATCATCAAGTGTTATTTTACTTTTTCTACCCATTGACCTCCCTAGATTTAATCCTGCTTGCAATGCTTCTTGTTTTGCACTTCGTAAATCTCCTTGTATTGCAGACCTTGCAGCTCCTCCTAATATTTCAGCTCCAGGTTTAAAGACCGTTTTAACAAAATATGGTTTATTTTTTTCAATATCTTTTTCGCCTCTGGCCGCATTTTGAGGTTGTAATAGTATATTACTTATTGGTCCAGGTTTATTTTTTTCTGGAAATATAGTATCTGCTATTCTAATTCTTTGTTTTAATATCGAACCAGCTAATGCTAAAGTTTGTTTTAATACTTCGCCACCTATTGTATCTGCTTGAAATTTTTCAGTTAATATTGTTGTTCTATACGGATTTATGATGCCTCTAGTATCCATCATCAGCCTATCCGCCTTATCAAACATATTTTGTATATCTAATGGATTTTTTAATGATTTTTTTAAAACTTTTTCTAAAGATGTATCTTTTGATTCGTATTTACCAACATCTGAATTTAAAGAATCTGTATCCGTAATAGGCAAATAAGTAGTATCGCCGTAGGCTACTACTTTATCTTTTTTTGCTCTATCTAATAATTCTAATAATGATGGCATTTAATTCTTTTGATTTTTATAATAAATATCTCTTTATAGTATTTAAATCTATTTTACAACATACATAGCTCTAGTAGCCCTTACGGAATCTCTAAGTCCATCATTTATAAGTTTAGAATCTAAATAAACCTTATCACCACCACTTGCTTGTTTTGACCATGCTTCTAATAGTGAATATATTTTAATACTCATATTTGAAGTTATTTCCGAATTCACATCCCACACCGCAGTAGCTTTAATAGAACCCGCTACCGGGCCCGTATTTACTGGTGCCGCACCAGTAGATGCACCCGTACTAGTTGCTGCAGTTGTAACACTTGTTAATGCAGTTTTTGTCATATCGGTTATAGATTTACTAGTATCACCAATTATTTTACTATTTGTCGATTTTGACTTATTCATTGCTTCTGTTGCCTGTCTTTCAATGTCATCAATTGAAGAAATTGCTGTTTGTTTAATTTCTTGTTGTACACCAGTTGCAGTAGTTGTTACTGCGGTTTGGAATGGAGTATTAATACTATATAATCCATCTTGTACTGCTTTTTGTAAATCCGCAACATCTGAACCCAATCCACCTTCTATCAATTTTTGAGCATTTGCAGCTGTCCATTCTGCTAATTTTTGATTTGACTCACTTCCTACTCCAATTTGGCCAACATCTTGACGATATGCACCTCTAAGATGTTCAAGTTGTCTAATACTAATTCCAGGTATAGTAGTTCCCGTTGCGTTTGAAAGTGCTTTAATTCCACCGAATGTTGCCAAATTCGCAACATTCATAAAATCCGCACCTACACCGGCTACATAGTTACCAGTAGTTTGATAACCATTACCTCTTAATGCTTTTTTATCATATATGTCATAAGCCGCTTGGCCTAATGAAAATATACCCGCGGCACCGGCCGCATATGCACCGGCTGTTGCTGCGCTCATTCCACCTGCTCCACCGGCTACGGAACTTACTCCTCCTCCTGAAATCATTTTCCAAGCTCCACTTAAAATTTGTGGTAAAAATGATGTTAAACCACCAATTATACCACTTAATAACATTCCAGGAAGTTCCGTTCCCAATGTTCTTAAAAACGCTAAATTAGCTTTAAGTTGTAAATAATCGTTATCAATCATTACATCATTTAATGACTTTTGATTTTGTATTTGTTGTTGTGCTATTTGAGCCTGCGCTTGTATTGATGCCGCATTCATTGCTTTTGTTTCAGCAATGTTATATTCTAAATTTAATTTTTGATTATTTGTTTGTTGAATACTCGCTTTAATGACTGCCTTTGAAGATTTATCTATTCCAGCATCTAAATCTTTTGTATTTTTAGCTATTTCTCCATATTGACTTTTTCCAACTCTTGCAATTTCTTCAAAATCCATTCCACCCAATGCTTGTGATATTGCATCTTTACTAAAAAAATCCAATGAAGATAAATCAACGCCTCCCAATTCATCTTGTAAAGCTTTAACTGCTTCTGGTATTTGACCGGATGCAAATTTAGCTCTTACTTCTGAAAGATTTATAGATTTTCCAAGCATTGCAGATAATTCCATTTCGGCTTTGATACTATCTTTATAGTTCAATACCATATTTCTACCAGCCGCTGCTATTTTATTAAAATTACCACCCATTGCTTTTACAGCAATCACTTGTTTTTGTAATTCTTTGCCAGACCTAAAATTATATTGTGCAATTTCTTTTGTAGAATCCGCCATATCTTTCATCACATCACCAGGATTCAATCCCATCATAATAGCCATTTGACGAGTTCCTTCCAACATATTTAATGCAGATTCAGCGTTTGAATTATCAATTATACGAAAATTAGCCGCTAAATCAGTTGCCTGGTCTGCACCTATTCCCATATATTTCGAGAATACTGCAACTTCTTTACCTAATATTTGTGAATTAGCCGCACCTGCACCTAAATTTCCTGCAACACTTAAACTTGCCTCAGCTATATCTTTTGCACTAAAACCTGCTTTAGCTAACATATTAGCCGCTTTTGAACCCAATTGAGTTAATGCTTCACCAAAAAATGCATTTCTCATTTCTTGTTTAAAATCAGAAGCTGCGGTTTCCATTTGTGCACTAAATTGAATACCTGCTTCTTGTATTGCAAAACTTGCAGAATTTTGTGCTTTTTTAAGTGCTATTTCATTTTCAACAATTTGGTCTTTCATATTGAAAGATGCAACCTTACCAAAATAATCACCCAACATACCTTGTTTATATGCAAGATATGTAGCTGCACCTGCTAATGCACCAATTGCAGCTTTTATACCGGCTCCACCATTACCCAACGATTTAAACACATTACCAATCTCACTTGCCAATGGGACAGAACCTTCCATATTACTTAGGAATGATTCCATAAATCCATCTGCTTTTTGCATATTTTTGGTAAAATCCATAGCACCATCGGAGGTAGCTTCTAATGATTTTTGTATTTGTTTTCCGGATTCAGAAGTTGCTTCAAACCCATCAACTACTTTTGAATAATTTTTAGCAGCCGCTTCGGTATATTTATTAAATTGTTGTTCAGTAATTGCTTTATTTTTAAGCAATTTTCCTAATCTTTTTTCCTCTGAAAAGAATTTATTTTTAGCAGAATCTACTTTTTTAAGGTATTTTACTTCATTTATTGTTAAATCATTTTGCTTACCAAGTGCAGTACCTATACTTTTACTACTCGCTTTAATGGTTTCTGCAAATTTTGCAAATGTTTTAAATCCTTTATTATTTTTATCAATTCCCTGTCCAATACTTTTAACCGAATCATCAATATTTGATACATCCTCAAACATATCTTTGGCTTCTTTTCTTGCCTCTAAAAGAGACTTAGCCATTTTTTCGGAATTTTTTGCCGCTTTATCATCAACAATTGGTGGAGGAGCATTAGTAGGTTGTGCAGCTGGTTTAGGCGCGGCGTTTTTTAATCTATTTTTTAGATTATTATTTTTATTAGTAGGTTTTTTGCCTTTTGCCATTGATTAAATTAGTTTAAATCGGAAAAGTCAATATCTTTGAACTTGGAATTATATTTGTTCAATTTATCAGTAGAAGCATTTATTCTAGAATTTATATCATCAAATGCTTTCCATACATCTTCATCTGAATTTTTAATTTTATTCAAAAATGCACCTTCTTTATTTTTAGATTTTGCTGTAAAAAATAAATTAAGTAATTTAGAAAATACATTTATTTCAACTAATTTTTGCTTCGCCATATTCGTGTTTGTATATAAATATAAATCAATACTATTTTCGTCTAACTTTAGAACTTGCTCCTTTTGATTTATTTACTTGCTCTATTTGTTCTGATTCGGATTTTTTAACTCTAACCAATTCGTTCCAATAAAATTCTCTTAATTTAATTGACATATAATATACGTCATTCCATGTGAAACCACCATTGGAATTATATATTAATTGAAAAATCTTTTGATGTAAAGCTATGCTATAATCAGTCGATAGGATAAAAAAAGTCAACCCCGAATGGGATTCTGAGAGCCTCCTCCTCACCACTAGCAGTTGTATATTTGAATGTTAGGTTCAAATCAGGAGTTATTGAATTTGCATATTTTCGAAGTGCTTTAGAATCACCTGCCAATAAACCATTTGTAACAAAATTGCTTATATGGCCGTAATCTCTAATACCATTTACTTCAACAATCTGTCTCCTATATCTTGCAGTAATTTCACCGGATGTTTTTGTTATTTTTTCAATAGCCTCAACATCCTTACTGATTGCAATTTCATCACCATGTGATAAGAATTTAAATTTAATAGGAGTTTTTGAAATAGGTAAAACAAATTCATATTCATTTTTTCTATTTAAAATTTCCTTATTTAATTCTTTTGTTTGTATTTGTGAAAGGTCAATTTTAACATGAGTTGGTTCGCCTGTTTCTGGGTCATCAATCGTTACATCATATTCTGCACCAAAAGCCAACATACGAGATGCTACTAATATTGCATTCTTATCACCTACTAAAATATCATTTATATTAACTCCAGGCTCTACTACGATAGATTCCAACATTTTATTTATATGTTCGTTTCTTCTTATTAGATTTATAGAAGTTAAAATATCTTCTTCTTTTGCAGTTAATAACTTTATTTCAATACTACCTTTTGATAAAGGATGATTTTCTGGATAACATAATCCTTCCGATGGAAGTGAAATTATCTCTGTTGCAAATGGGAATGTTTTTGGTAATGCAGTTGGATATGCAGTTGGTGTGATACCACCTCTTGTAACTTGTTGTTCAATGTTTTGTTCCATAATATATAACTATTGTGTTTATTATATATATTATGTTTTTAAAAAAATAAAAAGGGGATAACATTTCTGCATCCCCTTCTTTTTTATAATTTGAATATTATTAGTATTCTAATATTGCGTAATCGTAAGAAATTGTTAATTCGATAGATACAGGGTCAGTTGTGTTTGACCAATCTAATTCACCGAAATTAGCTTGAGAAATAAATGCTCCAACTAATGACCATTCTTCTACAACATCACCTACTGGTCCTAATAATTGGAATGTAAGTTGTTTTTTGTAGAAAGCAGAATAACCATCTCTACCTGTCAATGATTCGTGTGATTGTCTAATCCACTCCATTACTTGTTGTGCTCCAGATGGAACAATTGGGTCATAAAGTGTAATTGTTATATCATCCCAAGTTGATTTACCTTTAATCTTTCTCTTTACGTTTATATGGTCTAATTCAACTACTTCCGATGTGAAAGTTGGTCTACTTGCTGTTTTGATGATGTAAGATTCGATACCATCAACTGTCATAATAAATCTATTCTGAAGTTTTGGTTCAAACTCTTTGTAAAACATCTTGTCAAATCCTAATATTGTTGGCATCTTTGTTTATATTTTATTGTTCTTTTATAAATATCTATTTTTTAAA